GCCGCAGATGACCTGGCCGCCGCGCAGCATCTGCTCGGGCCGCACCGCGTTGCGCGGCAGCTTCCAGACATGCGCATCATGCTCGCCGGGTGGGATGTCGATGCCCTGCCGCGCCATGGTGGCGAGGCGAATGATGGCGCTCTCGCTGGCCTGTCGGTGGATCTCGGTCAGCATGATATCCGGCTTTGCCTCGGTGAAGGCGCCGGCGCCCTTGATGGGGGGCAGCTGGCCCGGATCGCCCAGCACCAGGATGGGTTTGCCGAAGGCCAGAAGATCGGCGGCCATCTCGGGCCCGACCATCGATACCTCGTCCAGCACGATGAGGTCGGCATCGCGCACCAGCGATTGCTCGTTCAGCAGGAAGGTCGGCTTGTGGATATCCGCTAGGCGCAGCTGCAGCTTGCTGATCTGCATCTCCGCGAAGGCGCGTTCGGCAGGCGCCATGCGGCCGAGGCCACGCTGCAGGTCGAGCAGATCGCGTTCGACGCGGTCGATTTCCTCGGGCGTCGCCTCCGAGACGCGATAGATGAGGGAGTGGATGGTGGAGGCAGGCGTGCCCTTGCGGGTCATCACCAGCGCTGCCTTGCCCGTGAAGGCGGCGAAGAGAATGCGGCGGCGTGCCGCATCCTCCTCATCACCGCCGGCAGCCACGTCGATGCCGATCGCCTGGATGGCGTAGGTGATGACGGTGCTCTTGCCGCTGCCGGCATAGCCGAACAGCCGAAAGACCTGCTGCTGGTGAGTGCGGTTCTGGAACCAATCCACGATGGCGCGGATGGCGTCCGCCTGCTGCGGGGATGGGGTGAAGCTCATGCGGCGCTCCCAAGATCGATGCGGTAATCCTTGAGCACCGCGCCGCGCGCCTGATCTCCGACCTGGCACTCGCGGACGAAGACGCAGCGCCCGCTCTGCAGCATTCGCCAGTGGCCACGACGGATGTGCCACCGAGGCGAGGCATGGCTCCCCCCCAAGGAGCCGATCGCCGCAGCAATCCTCTCGGGCGTGATGTTGACGACGTGATAGGTCCAGCCTCTCACGCCGACTTTTGCCGGGGCCTTCCGGTGCAGGGTCGACAGCGCCTTGGCCTGGAGTGGCGCACCGACGCTCAGCAAGCCGAGCGAACGCCAAAGCATACCGATGAGGACCTGGCCGTAAGCATAGGCATCTTCAAAAGTGGGGATGCGGGGGTTAGCGAGGAAATCCGCTTCTCGGTCGGCAGGTAGATCATCCCCATAATTGTGGACGCGCACTCGCGCCAAGACGTCGGTCCACACCTGCAGTTTCGGATGATACTGAAAGAGCCACGCATCGACGTGCTCCGGTGTCTGCGTGGCGAAGAGCACCACGCGAACGCGGGTGTCGACTTCGGCCGCGACCTCGAACATCACCGCATCATGCGGCAAGCGCATGGAACGCGAGTACAGACTGCACGCCAACCTCTCCGCCGTATCGCTGTTGAAAGCAGGTTCATCGGGGAACAGGTAAATCGGCGCATGCAGAACCTGAGCGAGATTCGGCCCTTTCCACAGCCGCTCAACGTGTCGGGCGATGTGCTGCTTGAGGCCATAGGCCATTGGGGCGACGACCGGCGAATTGGTGCGCATCATGCTGGCTCCTCCCAACACCGAGCCGCGTAGGGACAGAAGCGGCAGAGATAGAAGTCGGCATGGGCTGCGATGCGCGGCGGCAACTCGCCGGCCTCAGCAGCGCGGAGAATGTCGACCGCGCGATCGGACAGCCGCTGCGCTTCGGCTGCGTCGAAGGGCACCGCCTCGTGGTGCAGGGCGAGCGTGTCGCGGTTCAGCGCGGTGAGCAGCGCCACCTCGAGCTCGAGATAGGCCATGTAGAGCTGCACCTGGGCGAAGTAGATCGGTTTGGAGTGGCGCAGGCCGTGCTTGACCAGATCGTTCCATGATTTCTGGCCGAGCGCCTTGTGCTCCCAGAGCGACGGCCAGCGGATGCCTACATCGGGCCCTGCCACGATGACGCCATCGGCATGGCCACGCAGCTTTCCGCCCGCGGCGGCAAAGCCGAACTGCTCGCCATCGGCGCCGCGATCGCGCAGATCGAACCCTGCCTGGCGGAGCCAGCGGATGGACAGCGTCTCGAACTGGTGCCCCGCATCGAAGATGCGCAGGATGCCGCCGTCGAAATCGCGGCCCGCATCCTTCGGCGTATGGACCACCTCGTAAACCAGCTTGCGGGCACAAGCATCGCCAATGCGGCTGCCACCGAGATAGTCACGGGGGCGCTGCTGCTGGTTGCGGGCCACCAGCGCGGCATCGACATGCGCGTTGATGCGCGCCGTGGTGTCGGCCACGCCGTGCGCGGCGCGTCCATAGACCAGGCCGGATTGGTGGTTGAGGTCGAGGATCATGGGCGTCCTCAAAATGGAATCGGGTCGTCGAGCGGATCCCGCTCGGCGGCCTGGCGCTGCATGGATGCCTGGAAGCCGTCGACGCAGGCCTCGATGATGCGGTCGATCTCCGTGGCACTCCGGTCGTGGAACGGCGCCATGAGGTTCAGCTCCACCAGCACCTCGGCGAGCGGCCGGCGCGCGTCCTTCACCGCGCGCTCCTCCATCTGCGTTTTGTCGATCACGCCGTTGGACCTGCGGGCCATCGCCCCGCCCGCGTCGCAGCACCGCATCGAGCAGAAGCGGTGATGGGGAAACTCGCCCAGCCGCATCTCGTGGATGTAGCCGAAGCCCTTCGCCTCCCGGCTGCAGAGCGCGCATGTGAGGCGACGCACCTGATCATCGGGCGAGCAGCCGCGCGGCGGTGGCAGGGACTTGGCCGCAGCACGCGGCTGCGCCGGCCGCGTCCAGCGGCGACGGACCATCGGCGCATCATCCGTTCAGCCAGGCCGGGCCACCGGCGGCGGGGGGTGCCGAACGGGGGGGTGGGGCGGCCGGCGCAGCCGCCGGTGCGGCCCAGGAAGGCGACGCTGGGGCGGCGGCCTGCGGCGCTGCCGCGCTGGCCCAGGCGGGGGCGGCGGGCGCGGGAGCAGCGGCAGGTTTCGCCGCCCGCTGGCCGCTGGGCGAAGCCGGCACCGACTCGCCCGCCATGATGCGCGCGTATTCGGGCTCGCCCGGCAGCACCACGCGGTCGAGGCGGTTGCTGTCGCTGTAGCGCGGGTCGTTCGCCGGCTCGACCCGGATCTTGGCGGCGAAGGTGATGCCCGACAGATCGGACAATCCGCGAAGGACCCGTTTGGCCTTGGCGGCCTCGCCCATGTCCTGCGGGTCGAGGCCCAGCGCGCTGTCGATCATGGCGCGGAAGGTCCCCTTCGAGATCTTCCAGGCGATGGACACGCCGTGCTCGTCGACCTTGCCGCCGACCACCGTGAAGGTCTGCCAGAACTTGCGGCGGATGTGCGGACCCGCAGCGACGGTGAATTCGCCGTCGACCATGGCGGTGTCGCCGCCGCCACGGGAGGCCTTCAGGAGGCCGCGGTCCGCCTCGCCTTGACCGTCCACCCCGCCAGGGCGGATCACCATGGTCACCTTGGCAAAAGTGCCGTCCGGGATGAGGTCGGAGCCACGCGGCAGTTCGGCGTCGTTCATGTCGTACATCGATCGGTGTGCCTCTCGGGTTCGGGTCAGGCGGGGGATGCGGCTGGGGCGTTGATCTTGCGGAGCAGCGCGAGCAGATCCGGCGGCTCGGTCTCATCGAGGCGGCCGGAGCGGTCCTTGGCCGGCAGCCCGAAGCGGTTGCCCGCCTGGCAGACCAGCCGGCGTTCCGTGCCGCGCTGAGGGTCGTGGACCAGCGCGCCGTCGCCATCGCGGGAGAAGAGCGAGAGGGTGATGACCTGATCGACGATGCCGGGGAGTTCGCGGCCGGCCTTGCCGCCCTCCATCTGCGGCTGCCAGGTGACGCGGCCGAAGTCGTCGGTGTGCTTCTCCAGGATGCCGACCAGGATCACCGTCTTGCCTGGCGCGTGCTGGAGGTGCTTCAGCAGGCCAATGACCTCGCGCCCGAGCAGCCCATAGGCGCCGCGGGTGTCCGGCTTACCGGTTTTGTCCGAGAAGGCCTCGGGCTGCTTCTTCGCCCAGACCATGGCCTGGCGTGTCAGATCGGTGATGCTGTCGACGAAGATGATCGACTTGCGGGCGAGCATCGCGACGAGGTCGGGATGCTGCGCGGCATAGTGGGCGTAGTGCTCGTTCGAGAAGAAGGCGGTGGGCGGAGCCGCAGGGTTCGGGCCGCCGATCAGGGAGGTGAGAACCACCATGTCCTCGAAGCAGCGCACGGGGATGCTGTCGCCGCGCCAGTCCT